GGATTTGAGGACAGCGCCTCCCCGCCGGGGCAGCGTGCCGACCTGGTGTGCTTGCCGCCGCCGTAATTGCCGCAATAGCAGATGTTGTCGTCAGTCACGGGGATTCTCCGCAATACGGTCGCGTTGCCGCTGCGCGTGCTCTGCATCGGCGTCGCGCCGAGCTTCGAGATGTCCGACAGGAGCAGGCGTATCGGGCTGCAACGTGCGCCTGATCGCTTCCAGACGGCGTATCACTTCGCTTTGTGCCTCCTCGGCGCCGATCTGATACGCCTCTGCCATGTCCATCGCGGCATACGCCAGCATTTCGTTCCTGGCTTTCGTTGATCGCAGCGGCAGTTTGGAGCCGGCGGCGCGGAGCGCCTTGTCGATCATCTTCAGCGCGGCGCGCTGTTCCTTGGTTAGAGAGTCGGTCATGTTGATCCCCGGGCAGCAAAGGCGTAAGGCTTCCCGCAGTACGGGCAGACCTTCCAGCCACCGGTATTGAGTTGTCCCACGTCACCGCCTCGCATTCCGCAGCCGCTTTTCAGATAGGCGAAGAACTGGCCGCGCTCCACGGTCCAGACGCACGGATTCTCGGTCCGAGTGTCATTCATGCGAGCAGCCTTCCGAAAAGGTAAGTCCACGCTTCTGCAGCCATGTCTGGAATGACTGAATTGCCAGTGGCGCGCAGCTCATCCACCCGGCCGGGAAACCCATCATCCATTCGGACAGGCGGGGATTCAGTTTCCCAGTGCGACCCGCAGATGCGGCACCCGTCACCGCATCGGTCAGTGTCGTGCCGGAGTGTCTGCCGCTCTGCGTTGAATACCCAGCCGCTCCACTCGCTTTGTAATCCGCGGCGGTCGGAGTCGGCAGGCTGATGATCACGCGCGGCAGCGGCTTGCCTTTCGAGCCGTAGGTCGCCTGGTCCGAGAGAACGCCGTGGTCCGATTTGAAGGCCCGCGCCGCTGGCGTCGGGAGCGACGTCATAAGGATCTCGAGCGACGGTCGAACCTCTCCGACCCTGCCTGCCGCTCCGCCCTGATTCGTTCCGTAGGCGCGCGCGGTCGGGGTTGGCAGCAAGGATAAAGACCCGCTTTCGCAGATGGGGGGCGCCACGGTCCGCGGCGGTTTGAAGCAGCGGCGGTGCGAACTGGAAGCCCAGGCCCGATAGGCAGCTCCAGACTGGCTCGAAGTACTTGAGGAATTCCGGGACATTCTCAAGGAAAACGAAAGCTGGCTCGCACTCCTCGACGACCCGGACGAGCTCCGGCCAGAGCGCCCGCTCATCATCGTGTCGCGCCCGCGCGCCCGCGAGGCTGTACGGCTGGCACGGGATTCCCGCAGTGACGCAATCCACGAGTCCGCGCCACGGGCTGCCATCGAAGGTCGTAAGATCGTCCCAGACAGGCGCGCGATCCAGGGCCTCATCTTCCATCCGCGCCACGAGAGTGGCTGCCGCATAGGCTTCCCGCTCGACGTGACACACCACACGGAAGTGTCCTCGGGTCGCAATTCGGACTCCGAGTTCGAGTCCGCCAAGCCCGGAACATAGAGCCAGCCCATACATCACTCACTCGGATAGATCGTGACGCTGATGACGCCGGCTTCGCGCAGAGCGCGCCCGCAGGGCTCGCACATCCAGTAGTGACCCCAAAGCTGCGCCCTAGCGCCTTTGGCATGCTCTCCGGCAGCCTTGACGGCCTCAGCCTCGGCGTGCCCCGCCTGCTCGCAGATGCTCTGGCACTTCTCGTAGCCCTCGCCCGGCAGCCGTGGACAGACGGGCTGCGGATTCGCGCAATCGTTCTCGCCGCGAAATTGCTGCGTGCCGTCCATCGTCTGAATGATGCAGACGACCTGGCGCTTGGCGCAGGGGCCGCGAGCGCCCGACGGATTCGATGTCCGGGAGTCGGCTGTCATGCGATCAACCTCTGTTGCCGGTCGCGCGCCTCGAGGTGGCTAATAGCCTGCTCGAAGTATTCGCGCTTCAGCTCCACGCCTACAAACCGACGCCGGAGCTCAAGCGCCGCGACGCCCTCCGAGCCGATGCCCATGAAGGGGGATAGCACCGTGTCGCCTTCATTGCTCCAGAGCGTGATGGCGCGTTTGGTGAGATCGAGCGGCATCGGGCAAATATGCTTCTCATCGTTCGGCGCGCGCTCGGCATTGAGTACGTCCGTCTCGCGCGTATCCATCCAAACCGGGGATGCCCACTCCTGCCACTGATCCAGCGGGAAGCTCTCCATGGTGTGCGTGACGGGCGCAACAGGTTCTTCCTCTGCCGCCCACTTGCGGAACACGCATAAGTACTCCGGGAGGCCTTGGCGGGAGAACGTCGAATCGGCGCGCAATTGCTTGTAGAGGAGGCCATGCGCCTTGGTCTTGGTCATCTCGCGCACCGGACAGCGCCAGATCGTCACGCGCGAATGCAGGTTGAAGCCTGCGGCCTCATGCTCGCGGATCAGCATGCCGGGGAAGTCGCGGAGGCCTGCGGTGCCGCGCTGGGTCTTGTAGAACACGAGGTCCTTGCAATGGACCGCCACGAGGCGGCCGGGTCGCATGGTGCGGTAGAGCTCGGCGACGAAGTAGCGATAATGAGCCAGAAACTCCTCATCGGTCGCGCTGTTGCCCATGTCGGCAATCGAGTCGTTGTAGATGTAGAGGCCGCTGAAGGGCGGCGAGTACACCGCAAAGTCGAACGAGGCCTCCGGCATCTGCTTGAGCACGTCCGTACAATCGCCGTGATAGACGGCAAACGCATCGCCGTGCGCTTCGTTCAGGCATTGAACCATGACGGCAACCTCCCTTTGTATGTTGGAACGTACTCCCGAAGCGTTGAATCAGAGCCACCCATGGAGCGGCGCATCGCCTCGCACATCGCCCGCTTCATGCGTTTGTGGTCATCGCTCTTGCGGTCGATGACGTGCGCCACCTGCGTTTCGCCCTCGGCGGTGATGATGTGAGCCTTCACCGGCCGCGTCTGCCCGAACCGCCAGCAGCGGCGCACGCTCTGGTAGTACTGCTCATAGCTGAAGGTGCGGCCGGCGTATATCATCCTCGCGCAGTGTTGGAAATTGAGTCCGTATCCTGCAACGACGGGCTTCGTGATGAGGATTCGGACTTCCCCGTCCGCGAAGGCCTGCAGGAGTTCTTCCTTACGCTCAATCGGCTGGCTGCCGCGCACCTCGACCGCCTGTGGCAGTTCCTTGCGCAGGGCGTCGGTTTCGTAGTCGGTATCCGCCCAGACGATGACAGGCCCCGGTTCGGCCATCGCGAGCTCGCCTGCGAGTGCGGCTCGAGCCTCGTTCGTCTGCCGCTTGATATCGTGGATCTCGGTGGCGCTCGCCGAGGAGGCGAAAAGGCCCTCCGTCACGATCGGCGCCGCAGTTTCGGCGCGGTGATAGACGATCTCGAGCGGCGGCAGCTTGAAGCGCGAGCCATCGAAGCCGAGATCCTCGGGGCTCTCGGCCATCCGGCTCCAGGAGGCCATCCAGTCGTAGAAGTCGCGCTCGCCATGGCCTTTAAGGCGATAGCGGCCCATCTGCGTCTGGTCCGTGATGAACCAGCGCATCAGCATTTCGTTGGAGTCCATGACGCCGAGGAACTCTGACTGCTGCCCGAGCTCCATGTGATCGTTCGGGGCGGGCGTGGCAGTCGCGGTGAGCCGGAAGCGGTACCCAGCGAAGGCCTCGATGAGAGCTCGCGTCGTCTTGCCGGTGAAGCTCTTCAAAATCGAGGCCTCGTCCAGTGCGACGGCGCCGAAGGCCTCCGGGTCCAGCTTTCCGAGCCGGTCGTAGTTGCAGACATTCACGCCGGGCCCGGCATCGGCTTGTTCGCGAATGACGCGCGCCTCGATGCCGAAGCGCTCGGCCTCGCGCACGATCTGCCAGGCCACCGCGAGCGGGCAGAGGAGCAGCGCCGGCCTGCCGGTGGCTCGAGCGGCCGCATCGAGAAACACGAGCTCGATGAGAGTCTTGCCGAGGCCTGTGTCAAGGAAGATGCCGGCGCGGCCGCGCTCGATCGCAAACGCCGCGCAGTGCGCCTGATGCTCGAAAAGGCCCTCGGGCAGCCGGTCGACCGGAACGCCGTAGGACTGCGGCCGCGGGCGCTTGCTCGCGAGGAAGGCCTCGTATGACCGCGGATCTTCAGACACCTGTTACTCCCTGCGACGCCTGTTCTGCCGCGCACTGCCGGATATCCTCCATCGCTCTTTCGTCCGAAGCGAAGAAATGCGGCACACGCCCGGTACTGGCCTGATAGATCATGCGGCCGGCGCGGTGAGAGTCGTACTTCTCCTCCAGCTTCTTCCCGGCCTCGCCCGCGAGTGTGATTGCCCATCCGGCGCGGCAATGAGTCGTCTCGCAGGTATGCCAAGCCGACATCCGTAGTTGCCCCTTCCCGGATTCGAGGATGCCGAGAATGCGGGCGTCTAGATCGGGGATCACCGGCACGTCGGGATTGCGCGCACGGAATCGCTCTGCGCGCAGCCGTTGCCGTTCACGGCGGTCCGTCGGTTCCGGCTCTTTCGACTGCACGGACTCGGAGCCATTGGTTTCCGGGACGTTTCTGGCGCCCGCGAGGTCGGCGCCCGCGAGGTCGGCGCCCGCGAGGTCGGCGCCCGCGAGGTAGGCGCGCGCGAGGTAGGCGCCCGCGAGGTCGGCGCCCGCGAGGTTGGCGCCCGCGAGGTCGGCGCCCGCGAGGT